ACGTGTGCTCTTCCGATCTATGGCGCATTGAGGCGTTTGTCCCAGTGGTATGACGTGGTCATTATCTCCAGTCGTCCTGCTGACAAGTACGGCAATATCCGTGAGGACACAGAATACTGGCTTAAGCAGCACGACCTTCAGTACAGTGAACTCGTGTTCACAAAGGAGAAGTTCGACTACGTTCATGATCATTATGACGTGGATGACGTGCTGGCGATATTTGACGACGATCCTAAGAATCTGGTCAAATTCGCAGGTAAGCAGACTATTCAGTGCTACATTGTCGACCGTCCGTACAACAGGACTGGCGCACCGTTTGTGCATCGTTTTCGCACTTTGTATGATGCAGCATGTCACTTTATTGGAATGAATGAACCGTGGAAGGATGAACGATGATTATTTCTATCGAAGGCATTGATGGCGCGGGCAAGTCTACGCTTGCAGCTCGTTTGAGCGAGGAGCTCGGTTTTCCCGTTCTCGATCTGAACAAGGACATGCTTGAGCCATATAAATATTCTCACAGTGGTCTTTACAGCTCGACTCCGAAGTTTGATCGAGACTCATGGAAGGTCGCAGCTGTAGCGATTCAGACTCTTGACCTAGCCGGAGCGAATGCAATCCTCGACAGGACTACGCTGTCCTGCTGGGCTTATCAGCAGCGTAAAGATTCAAACCTTGAATACCTTGCACAGGTGATTAAGAACGTTAAGCCTGTCATCGTAATGCTGGACACAGATGTCGACACTTGCATGGAGCGAGATCCTGACGTGCGTAAAAGGGGCTGGGGGTATGACGATCTCGTCTACCAGAAGCATCGCATGCTTGCAGCGTCTGAGTGTTTTGCTCGTGCTGGTGTTCCTGTGTTAACGCTTCATCAGTGTAAGACGTCTGCAAGCAATATTTGTAAGGCTATCGTGAAAGACTTGAAGGAGATGAACCTGTTATGAAAGACAATTTCGTGAACCTTCATTGCCATAGTGAATTCTCTTTGCTGGATGGCATGCCTCGTGTGGACGATTATGTCAATTGGGTCGTCGAGCACGGTCAGCCTGGAATCGCAATCACGGATCACGGCGCTATGGGATCTGGATATGCTCTGCTTAAGGCGGCTTCTAAGGCTGGAATTAAGGGTATTGTTGGCATCGAGGCTTACATTGTCCCCGATGCAAGCAAACACGTCAAAGGAGAGCGCAGAAGCCATGTAACGCTGCTTGCAAAGAGCTGGAAGGGTTGCCAGAACCTTTTCAGATTGTCTACCAAGGGTTGGACAGACGGCTTCTACAATCGCCCTCGTATTCAGCCTAGCTGGTTGAAGGAGTATAGCGAGGATGTCATCTGCCTGTCTGGCTGTATGGATACAATGTTCGGGAAGTCGAAAGACCCTCTTAAGCTCGGTATGCAGATGGCAGAGATTTTCGACGGTCGCTTCTTCATGGAGATCATGCCGACGAAAATTGACAAGCAGACTCCTATCAACATGACTGCCATCAGAGTCGCGAATACGCTTGGACTCCCCCTTGTCGCCACTCCAGACTCTCATTACCTTCGAGACTGGCAGCAGTACCACAAGTATTACCTCGGTACTGGTTCAAAAGGTAAGGTGTGGGAATTCGATGACAACTGCTTCCATCCGATGACTCGCAACGAGATGGGTGGTCTGCTTTTGGCGAATCATCCATATCTCACGCAGATGGACATTGGTCGTGCGCTTGACGGCACGGTGCAGGTATGCGATATGGTTGACATCCAGATGCCACAGTGGAAGTCGCTCACCCCTCAGCCATATCCTGGTTTGTCTGATGACGAGGAATATGAGAAACTGCATGAACTTACGTATGCTGGAATGGCTCAGCCAAAGTGGGACGGGAAGCGCGATGACTCAAGATATATCGAACGGCTCGAATACGAGCTCAACTACATTCATGAGCAGGGATTCGTCCGATACTTTCTCCTCATTGACGACATGCTTGAATTCGTTCGAAGAAGTGGCATCTTCTATGGTCCAGGTCGCGGATCAGCTGGTGGAAGCCTTGTCTGCGCTGCTCTCCGAATTACAGACCCTGACCCAGTCGCTCACGACCTTATGTTCGAACGATTCCTCGCACCAGGACGTGAGGAACCACCAGACATCGACTTGGACTTCGAAGATTCGCGTCGACAGGAAATCAAAGATTATCTCATCGAAAAGTATGGTGAAGCGAACGTCGCCTCGATGGGGATGTACGGCAATCTCGGGGAGAAGATGGTGATGCAAGACCTTGCACGATGCATGGATATTCCTCGTGCAGAAGTGAACAAGGCGTCTTCCCTCGTCACTCCAGGAGACAAGGGAAGCCAGAAGCTCGCATCGTCTCTTGCTATTGTTACCGACATTCTTGAAAATACGATTCCTGGCAAGCAGCTGTGCTCTAAGTACCCAGACTTTGAGCCTGCATGCAAGCTTTTGCTGAATCGCAAGCGACAGCGCGGCGTGCATGCTAGCGGTGTCCTGGTCAGTCCGTTCCCGCTCACAGATGCTATGCCGCTTGATGTTCGCAATGGTGTTAAGTGCTCGGTGTTCGATGGTCATGAGTGTATGGCTATGGGATTCTTGAAGCTCGACATCCTCGGCATCAAGACCCTCAGCATCATTCGAGAAACGTGCGACCTGAGTGGCATAACTCGTGATGATCTGCTGGCTCTTGACTACGCAGATCCTGCAATCCTGGCAGACTTCCACGAGGGAGAGACTAATGGCGTCTTTCAGTTCAATTCTCAGGGTATGACCGGGCTGCTCAAGGAGATCCCTGTCGATTCGTTCGATGATCTCGTGGCTGTCAACGCACTGTACCGTCCAGGAGCAATGCGTTCTGGTCTGTTCCAGAAGTATGTTGACCGTCGAGCTGGTCGCGAAGAGGTGCCGTCTCTCCATCCTATCTATGACGAAATCACGAAGGATACTGAAGGTGTCCTCGTTTATCAGGAGCAGATCATGCTCATCTTCGGACAGCTGGGCAACTACGATCCTCATGGCGTAGATCGAATGCGTGAGATGATTAAGCGTCAACCAGGCGTCGCTGTGTTCAACAAGGAGCTCCCCGCATTCCTTGAAGGTGCCACTTCCCATGGTATGAGCGAGTACGATGCCCGTAATCTGTTCCAAGAGATGGTGCACTTTGGTTCGTATGCATTCAACAAGTCTCATGCATTCCAGTACACTCAGATCGGATACTGGTGCATGTGGCTTAAGCATTATCACCCAGTCGAGTGGTACTGTGCTCTGATGAACTGCGAGCATGAGGATGACAAGTTCCGTTCTGCGCTTACAGATGCCATCCAGCATGGTGTAAAAGTATTTTTGCCAGACATCAATCATAGTGGACGTGAAAGCCGTATTGTCACGAACAAACGTGGCGTAAAAGCCATTAAGCTCGGTCTAACGCATATCAAGGGCATGGGTGACAAAGCCGTAGACGATATCCTTGAACACAGACCATATGCAGACTTCGATGATCTGTATAATCGCGTGACTCGTCGTGTCGTGAACAAACGTGTGCAGGAATCCATTCAGGTGTTGGGGCTGCTAGGAGCTGCTAATCGCCCATGGGATGAAGACTATCTGACGTGGCGCAATCGGTATCCGCTTCCTGTTAACCATCAGGCTCTGGCTCACCTTGACAGCATCGCAGGATACAAGGAAATCCCGTGGACGAATATTGATTCGCTGCAAGGTAAGTCAGGCTCCGTTTATGTGCGCGGTGTAATCACGTCTGTCAAGAAGAAGAATCACGACGGTAAGAAGTCTGCTGTCATTCAACTCAACGATTCGACAGGCGTAATCGGCGTTTACATTGGAGGAGACATCCTAGAAGAGTACGGCAATCAGCTGAAGAGCGGAAATTCGTTCTTCTGTAGAGCGAGCAAAAACAGCGGTAACGACGATACGCTTTTCGCTAAGAAGCTGATCGTCGTGGGAGGAGAAAACAATGAATGATGTTAATGGTGTTCGGAGGAATGTATATCCTCTTGAGTGCCCTCACTGCGGAGCAGACCTTACCGATGGTGTTGGTATTCTGAAGTATGCGATATCTGGTTGTCAGAGGCTGCGCGTGCTCAAGAACGGACTTAGTACCCCAGTGTCGATTTCACGTCCAGCGCCCATGCTTTCGGTGTGTGCTTCCTGTGGTGGTAGGATTATGACCGAGGTGGCTTATCAGACGGAAGACGGTCAGCTCATTGCCCATTCTGTGCCAGAAAGTGATGACCAGGATGACCTGCCTTCTCAGCTCGGTGGTGAAAATATTCCACAAATTGAAAATTCTGGTGAAAAATAGCCAGATCATGGCGCATAATAACCTCTGACGACACGACAGGAGGTGAAAAATGGGTCGATATGTTTTTAGTTACTACGATGGAGACGAATTAGTCCTCTACTGTGAGTCTCAAACGCCTGACGATCCTGAGTCTGACATGCCATACCTTGGATTTCACAAGGAATGCACCGAGGCGATCGCCGAGTACAAAAAGACTCATCCCAACGCTAAGGGTCACGGTCAGATTGCAGACAATGTGACTGACGGAATCGTAAAGCGCTGGAATTCGTAGTTAACGGCATGCTCCTGGAGGGTAAGTCTGCTCTCCAGGAGCTCATCAGAAGGGATGAGAAATGGTAAAGGTAAGTTGCATATCCGCAACTCCGCAGCCAAAGAAGGTGATTGCTGCAGGAGTCTTGAACATGCGAGGAGATATGCGTCATTCGCTCGACGATATCTCCGATGCCGAGGCAGACGAGATTTTCGCTGAGATGCAGAAGACTGCGCTCAATGGTGTGTTCGAGTGGATTACACTCGTGTTTCAGGTGGATGGAGTGTCTCGTGCATTCACGCATCAGGCAGTCCGCCATCGTGTCGGGTTCAGTTACTCCCAGGAGTCAATGCGATTCACCAAAGTCGAAGACATGGATGTGATTTGTGGTCCGTCCGTGAAGACAGACGAGCAGAAGGCTCTCTGGAACGACACGATGAAAAGTGTTGAGAACGCATACCACAAGCTCATTGATGCAGGTGTTGAGACTCAGGATGCCCGTGGAGTTCTGCCTACGAATGTTGTTACTCGCATTGGCATCGGCACCAATTATCGTGCTCTTGTCGGTCTGGCTGGCGATAGGCTTTGCCTCCAGGCACAGGGTGAATGGCGTGAGGTAATCCGTCAGATGAAAGAAGAAGTTAGGCGCGTATGGGGCGATGATTTTGCAGACTATTTGCAACCTGTCTGTGAACACGAGCATCGCTGCAAATTCGAGTCCGTGTTCGACCGTCCGTGCCCTCTCCAGAAAAAGTGGAATCGATAGAAAGGAATCGACCATGAAGGACGAAATCAAGCAGCACCGTATTGACAACATTATGAACCTCGACCGTGGTCGCTATTTCGACTGCATGAATGCTGTCGTCCGATTGATGGATGGCTTCGACATCCCCTCCGAGTTCCAGCTGAATCTTCTTCTCGATACGCATGATGCTCTCCGCAGTGCTCTGAAGGAGTGCAACTCTGACGACAACGACCAGTTCCTGTCGCTCAGCGAGATTGACGAGGCGACCAAGAAGAAGCTGGCTCAGTGGAAAAAGGATGACGAGAAGCGTGAGAACTTCATCCACCATCTTGAGCAGTTCATGGACTTCCTGTCTGACGACTGTGGCAATTGCCATGGGTGCGAGGACGATTTCGAGGACTGCAAGTAAACCGCCTTGCTTGTTCAGGGACGAGTCTCCTCGGAGGCTCGTCCATTTTTCGTTAAGGAATGATAATGGAAGACATTATTGTGCGTTATATGGATGGTGCTAGCAAGCTCGAGCGCCATGGTGCTTGGATCGATCTGGCTTGCAGCGAGGACGTTTCCATGAAGCAGGGTGATGTACAAATCATCCCGTTTGGCATCAATGTCAAGATGCCAGAAGGCTTCGAGGGGATCCTCGCTCCTCGCTCGTCTACTTGTCTGAAGCATGGTATCCTGATGGCTAATTCCATCGGGATCATCGAGAACGAGTACTGTGGCAACGACGACGTCTGGGGATTCGTTGCATATGCTACCCGAGACACCTTCATCCCAGCTGGTACGCGCATAGCTCAGTTCCGCATTCAGCCTATGATGCCAGAGATTCACGTGATTGAAACAGACGACATGGGCTGTGCTTCTCGTGGCGGGTATGGCTCCACAGGTGAGTCTGCAAGCGAGGTCGATGGCTAATGAAGACCATTCGACTCAGAGAAATGACTGACGAGGAATACAAGCTCGTTACAAAGAGTATATGTCCTATTTGCGGTAGTAATGAGCATGCTCGAACGAGTTTTGGAAATATCACGTCTACGGGTCGTTGCGTGGACGTAGTGTGCGATGAATGCGGAGCTGCATGGTCTTTGTACGCTGCAGGCGATGGCTCTCCCCAGGAGCAAATGCGTATTCCTGAGGTACTGGACAAGGCGCCTTCACCTCGTGACGTTGCTATGGACGACCTTCTTCATCTGTCAGACAACAAGCTTAGACGTATGAAGAAGGGCGAGCTTATTGCCCTCGCCATTGACCTTGACGAGGACGACATCGCTCGTCTGAATAAGCCTGAGATGGTCGAGGCGCTCATCTGCATTCGGAATGAGGCGCATTAGAATGGGCAAGAAGCGTAACAATGCACCAGACTGGTGCGTCGTCCTGAGTTCTCGTATTGCTAGCCGTTGCACGCCAGTAGAGGGTGTTATCGAGGCTATTATGCTTGACGTTGAGATGTTTGGCGAGGATTACGCCAAACGTAAGTGGGAACGCATAGCTGAGGAGGAGAAACGATGAATGTCGTATCTGTCTGTGGAGTGATATCTGTGATCATCGGATCCCTCGCTCTTATCGCCTGTTCTTCTGAAAAGCTGAATGGCAGTCCAGAATATACATATAGGGCTGGAGTCATTTTGACTTTCTCAGGACTGGTGCTGACTGTGATCGGTGGTGAGCTTATCTAATGGGGAAGAAGAAAAACAAGAAAAAGGCTGTTAGGCTGTTGATAGTCTACAAAAATCACGAGACTCAGAACCTGACATTCCTTCGACCGCTTAATAGATCGAATTGTGAAGTGGCTGTCGTGGCTTTGTTTACTGCTATCGGTCCAGAGCGTCCGCGCCTTATCGAAGCGTACGACGAAAACGATGGATGTATAGGGTCATGGACTTTCAAACCGAAAGAGGACAACGATGCCGTTGATGCAGAAGCCGTCCAAGAATAAAGAATCGACTGGAGTAAGTGTTTTCCAACGAGTCCTTAAGCGTCCGCACAGAGGTGTGCTAGCCCTTGACCCAGGAGGCACGACAGGCTGTGCTTGGAGCTACAAGAACGCTGTGAACGTCGGATACTCGATGGTTCCTCACGATCAGACTATAAAATGGATGGAAGAGTTTCTGTACAATGCGGGTCCATCCATTCAGGTGGTCGTAATCGAGAAGCACACCCCTCGTATTGGAGTCACGATGGGTCGTGAAGCTACGATGACTATGGAGCTGGTTGGTGGTTGCGCTGCAGTGGCTGAGCGGAACGGATGCGAAGTCGTGTGGCACACGGCATCTCAGATGAAGACCGTGCCTTGGTGCGACCTAGGTAAGGGTGTTCACGCCAAAGACGCTGCCAAACACCTCGCTAGATTCCTACTCGATGATGCTGGAGCCAATGGACTGATTGAACTCTGATTCTGAAAATATTTCGAGGTCTTAGAATGGGCTTTAACAAGAGAAACACCGCAGACTCATACAAGCGCTGCGGTGTTTCTATGTGCTCACGTTAGAATTGGTCTGAATCATGTGAATTGCCGTCTGTGCGGTTTAGTGTCTGAACGTACTGCCAACTACCAATACTTTCATCGGGAATCTTGAAAATAATAAAAATATTTTCGAGGAATGTTGTTAATGTGGTAAAACAAGAAAACGTATTAATGTATAAGAAAATATAATGGAATTGATAAGGTAATATGTAAGAAAAAGAGCGATAATAGATAAGGAGTCTACATTTAAATAATAGGAATGTGGTGATAATGACGATTAACAGGGAGAACAAGAAGACTAAGGCTTCGAAGAAGAACTCTGAATCGAAGAAGTCGAAGCCTAAGTATTCCAAAGACAATCCACATCCTAAGCATATTGAAGACCCTGAACATTGGACATATTGGGGAACTCCTCGCTGTCAAGGACGCAATCCTCGAACTGGAAAGCAATGCACAAAGGGTGCAACGGTGGACGGCAAGTACTGTGCCGTCCATACTAACATTGAGGAAGCAGCAGCTAAGGGTGGCTACCACAAATTCGACGAGAAGGCTCCTCAAATTGTCGCGCTAGTGAAGCAAGGCTACACATTCACGACTGCTTCTGCTCGTGTGGGATTGAATCCCCGTACGATCACAGAATGGCGTCGTCGTGGCAAAGAAGAAATGGCACGAGGACAAGAAGGCAAGTATGCTAAGTTCTGGTGCGACCTGGAAGAGGCTCGCATCTTCGCATGTTCTCTGGTCGAGAATGCTCTGTTCTCTGCTGCTATCAACGGCAACGTCTCAGCGATGATCCGTTATCTCGAATGCCGTATGCCAGATGTGTGGAACGCTAAGCGAGTAATGGAGATTTCTGTCGAGACAAAACACAAGCTAGACGTGAATTGGCAGGTAGACGTGAAAGCTCTAACAGATGAACAATTACGCGCCAAAGTAAAAGAAATTGCACAAGCTGTAGAAGTGACTGTGGGAGATCATGTGGATGATGCGGCACTTCCTGCTTTACCCGTGGCTGCTGAGGTGGTGGAAGATGCCAAGGCGTAACAAAGTCGTATCCCACGTCGGGACAAAAGCGCCTGAAGGTCTTCCTACCCAGTTGTCCGAAGGAGACAAGACCCAGCCTCTCGACATCAAAGATGTGCCCAACATGCTCGGTCAGCTCGAATGTATCCGACAGGAGCTCGCACGTCGTCACCTCCTCGACTACACATTGTACATGGACGAGAGCTACAAGATCGGGCGCCACCACAGGCTCATCGCAGCTCAGCTCGAAGCTACCATCAATGATGTGGTCGCCATTCACGAGGGGCGCATGAAGGAATCAGAGAGTGATAATCTACGCGTTATGATCTTCATGCCGCCTCGACACGGCAAGTCCCGCCTCGTCTCCCAGGAGTTCCCTGTGTGGGGTATGGGCAACAATCCATGGATGACATGGATGCTCACGTCTTACTCGGCAGACCTCGCTCAAGAGTTCGGTCGAATGACAAGAAACAAGATGAGAGACAGCGAGGAGCTGTTCGGAGTAAGGCTCGCAGAGGATGCTGCTCGTGCAGACCGATGGGGACTCGAAGGGAGTCACGACAATGGCATTGTTGCAGCGGGTGTTGGTGGTGCTATCACTGGTAAGGGTGCTCACATCGCCATCATTGACGACCCGATTAAGAACTATGAAGAAGCTAGCTCTGAGACGGTGAGGCGCTCTGCCTACAACTGGTACCAGACTACGCTGCGCACTCGTTTGGCTCCTGGTGGTGCCGTGATTGTTGTTATGACTCGTTGGCATCAGGATGACCTTGCAGGACGTCTGTTGGCAGACATGGAGAAGGGTGCGGACAAATGGAAGGTGCTGAGCCTTCCCGCTTTGGCAGAGGGCACCGACCAGCTCGGTCGCTCTGACGGTGAGGCACTGTGGCCAGAGATGTACGATGAGGTGTCGCTGAATCGTACGCGTATCGCCATGGGCAGCTACATGTTCAACGCCATGTACCAGCAGCATCCCAGTCCTCCCGATGGTACCATGTTCCGTAGGAAGGATTTCAGGTATTGGGAGCTCATCGACCACACGTATGTGCTGCACAGGGACACGGGAGACGAGCGATTCGTGCCTGAGCAATGCTGGCACTTCCAGACCGTCGACCCGACAGCTTCGGCAAAGACCACAGCGGACTGGTTCGTATGCAGCACGTGGATTGTCACTCCGAAGAACGACCTGCTTCTTTGGGACGTGTTCAGAGCGCAGATGGAAGGCGCTGAGCAGCCTAGGCTCCTGCTTGACCAGTACAGACGATACATGCCCACGTGCATGGGCATCGAGGTCAACGGTGTCGGTCGTCCTGTCTTCCAGATGCTGCGCAATGCTGGCGTGCCTGTGATGGAGCTGAACGCCACCAAGGACAAGGTTACCAAGGCCATCCCCATGGGTGCTCGTTACGAAAGCCACAAGGTATTCCATCGTATGGGTGCTGCATGGTTGGGGGACTACGAGGATGAGCTCGTTGGCTTCCCCATGGGTGCTCATGACGACCAAGTCGACACGGCATCCTATGCAGCTATTCTCACTCAGGAGCTCGCCAGCCGTAGGACTGGTGCTTCACTGGTCGAGCTCGACGTACCCAACATCATCTCACCAGTGTAGGAGGTATCTGAATGGCAATGGACAAGAATCATCCGCTCCTGAAGATAGCCAATGGGCTGAGCGGTGGACAACTGAACAATCTCAGTGAGGCTGTCGAGCTGTACGGCAACATGGCTTTCACCGAGCATAGCAACAACGAGCTGCTGCAGGAGCGTATTGCTGAGTTGGAGCTGGCTCTGGATGACGTGGGATATGAACGCATCGGAGACTCTACGGTGAATCGCCAGTTCACCAAGGCATCCATCGATAAGATCGCCGCCATGGCGAGGGTCTATTGGCTGAAGAACCCTCTAGTCAAGCGAGCCGTGGCGACTCAGGCGAACTACGTGTTCGGTCATGGTGTCGACGTGGTGGCTGCGGATGAGAATGTCCAATCTGTTATCGATGCGTTCATGAACGACTCCAAGAACAAAGCTGAGCTCACGGGCGAACAGGCTATGCTGGTCAAGGAGACCGAGCTTCAGGTGATCGCGAACCTGTTCTTCACTTTCTTCACAGACCCTCTCAACGGTGCTACTCGTGTGCGTACCATTCCGCTGAATGAGATCACTCGCATCATCTACAATCCCGAGGATAGCAAAGAGCCGTGGTACTATTTCCGTCAGTGGCAGCAGCCTAAGGAGGCTGGCTCCCAAAAGTACGAGACTCGACAGGCAATGTACCCAGACATTAACTACATGCCTCAGGGCGGTCTGCCTCGATACTTCAACGGTATTGAGGTCATGGCTATGAATCCTGTGTACCATGTGAAGACGAACTGCCTGTCCGACATGGAGTACGGTGTATCTGAGATTTACGCAGCCATTGACTGGGCTAAGGCGTACAAGGAGTTTCTCGAGGACTGGTATACCATCGTTAAGAGTCTGTCTAAGTTCGCATGGAAGGCTACAAGCAAGTCTGGTGCCACGGGTATGGGACAAGCCAAGCAAGTGCTCGAAGGAGCCATTAACGGTGGTTCTAACCCTATGAATGGTGACCTGCCTGGGCAAGCGGCTCAGGTGTGGATGTCCTCGGACAATTTCGACCTTACGCCTATGCCGAAGAGTGGTGCTACTGTGGCTGTGGACGATGGTCGTCGTGCTCTGCTGATGGTGTGCGCTGCGACTGGCATCTACGAGCACTACTTTGGAGATCCCAGCACAGGCAATCTTGCTACTGCCAAGGCGATGGAACAGCCTATGCTCCTCCTGTTCCAGGAGCGTCAGGAGCTGTGGACAGACATCTTCAGTACGGTGCTAGACTATGTGGTCGACCAGTCTGCGCTGAAGCCTGGTGGTAAGCTCAAGGGTGTCCGTTCGTTCAACGACTATGGCGAATCCTACGTTGACACAGGCGAGCTTGACCGTACGTTCGATGTCAAGTTCCCGCCTATCCTCCAGGAGGACATCAACGAGCGCATTGATGCTATCGTGAAGAGTGTCACCCTGTCTGGTCAGACTCCTGCCAACACCATCGACCTCAAGACTGCCACCACCCAGCTGCTCACTGCGCTCGGTGAGGACACAGACATTGTGGACAAGCTGTTCCCTGATGAGCTGAAGAGCTGGAACGAGGTCGAAGAGGAGAAGCAGCAGAAGGCTCTCGAGATTGCTATGGGACAGCAGTCTGCTGCAGACCAGCAGGCAGCTCAGGCAGCTAAGGCTGCAGGCGCAATTGGCAATGCCAAAAAGAGCGGTGACGATATCAAGAATGCTAAGACACCTGAGGACAAGGCAGACAAGGCTGCTGGTGAGGCCGAAGAATCTTACATCCAGTTGCTTGACAACATGGTGGCTGAACTTAGGGAGAAGGGTATTTAATGGACGCATGGTCTTTCGTGCTGATTCTTATCCTGGTGATTGCGATGATTCCTTTTGCCTTTGTGGGCTTGTTCCAAGACCCTGAAGAGACTGCAAGGCGAATCGCTGAGGTTGAGAAGTTCGAATGGAGGCATCACTAATGACAGAACCCTACGGCACCATAGCCAAGTATCGCAACGCATTGGCTATCAAGAAGCATAACGCTATCATTCAGCCGTGGGCTTCTGCTATGGCTCTTGACGTTGCAGCTGTGTTCTGGGCTACGTGGAAGGGTATTGAAGAGCGACTGCCTGAGGGAGATGAAATCCTCGAAGCAGAAAAACCTCGTGATTCCCGTGACCTAAAGAACAAATATAGCGCGATAATAAGAGTCGAGGTCAAGCGACACTCGGCTGAATTGCAGCGTGTAATCGAGAATTACATTTATCGAGTGTGGCTTGCAGGCGCTGTAGAGCAATGCCGCGACCTAGGGTGCACTGGATGGTTCTTCTCATCCCTGTCGAAGTCGTCAACTTCATCTGAATCTGCCAGTGCACCTGATGGTGCCTCTCTTCAAGAGAGTGACATTGTATTCCTAGGTACGTTTAGTGGCGATTGGCAAATTGGCGCATACAGAAGCGACGACGGTAAGACTAAATACGTCGCTTATAATGGTTCAACCTACAATAAATTCTCCCCTACGAATGGCGTAGGTACACCTTTTAAGAATGGCGAAATAGATCCGAACGCCACGAAAAGCTACGCCAAAGATTTTGGTAAGACTTCCATTAAGACTACGAAGCAGGGAGGAGACGGTCTCCCATATTCGAATGCCACATCCGCTTACAACCTTAACGCTCCGAAGGCTTCCTCGTCGAAGACCAGTTCTAGCGTTGGCACGACGTCCGTTAAGGCTGACAAGTCAGGATGGGTGTCGCTTCCTAACCTCAGGGCGCAAGAGTACGCTAAGAAGCATGCTGCAGAGGCTGTAACGCAGATTAACGACACCACTCGTAAGGAGATTGCGCGTATCGTCTCTGATGGTGTTAAGTCTGGTGCATCTTATAATGATATAGCTAAGGCTATCAAAGACAAGTTCGAGGAATTCGCAGTCCCTATGCCCCAGAAGCATGTGTCCAATCGTGCTGTGCTAGTCGCCGTTACAGAACTGGCAAATGCCTACTGCGAAGGAAACGCTCAGGTCGGCAACTACCTTCAGGACAATGGTGTCAAGATGATGAAGGCATGGCAGACGCTCGAGGACGATCGTGTGTCTGATGGCTGCAAGGAGAACGAGCGTGTCGGCTGGATACCGATTAACAAAGAGTTCCCCAGCGGGCACATGCATCCGCCTCGCTTCCCGGGATGCCGATGTGACTTCCTCCAGGACATCCTTGAAGAAGACATGCTGGGCAAGCCAATTGATGCTCTGTACGGTAAGCAGTACACTAACAGTGCTGTTAACATCACGAAAAGCTCACCGAGCAAGACCGTTTCTTCTCAAGTGCAACAGGTCATCCCTAGCAAGAAAACAAAGGCTGGGAAGACAGCTTCCAAACGTGTCGATAAGTCTGGCGCTCCTAAGTGGGATGCCTGGGATCTGAGAGGCGTAGAAGAGAAGATCAATTCGCTTAGACCTAAAGACTACTATATAGCAATGGATGCATTCGAAAAAGGCAATGTATCTGAATTCGCAAGCCGTGCAGGAGAAAAGATTCCTGAAGTGGTCAAACTGCTCAGCGACAAAAAGAAGTCATTCTCTTCCATGCCTAAGCCTATGAAGGATTCAATCAACACCTACACAGGATCTTACTATCTACAGATGAACGAGTATCTCAGAAAGGGTCGTAAAGTAAACAGTCTGTTTTCAGATAGAAAGGTCAAGATTAACGTCGAAAACGCAGAAAAAGCGATTAAAAAATATGGGGTTACATCTTGTCCGATTGTTGTGAACCGAGGATTCGATGGAGATTTTTGGGATTCATGGGAAGAAGGAGAAATCAAACAGATTCCTGAGTTTGTATCGACCTCTGTGAAAAGTACAGACTTTCGTAGAGATAATACGGCGCATATTTACGTCCCACCGAACAGGGGATGTGGGATATATGTAGATGGCGAGTCTAAAAATCCGAGAGAGTGGGAATATCTCATCGCCCCAGACTCGAAGTTCAAAGTGCACCATATTGAAGACAATGAATGGGGCGGGAAAGACTTCTGGCTTGAGCTTATACCTTAGGAGAAACGATGACAGACTTTTTTCATTACGAAGATTCGCCTGGACCAGGTCGCAGTATCGATGAACCCATCAGAGCGAAGCAGCCTATGTGTCTTATGTGCAAGCATCTTCTAGGCTTCACTCCAGACGCCAAACCGTACTGTAGGGCATTTCCGAACGGCATTCCCGACAAGTTTTGGGATGCTAAGGTCGACCATACAGTTCCATACACAGGTGATAATGGCATTACATTTGAGCCTTAGAGCAGTTAAAGCTCACTATTCCAGATGGAACTTAGCTTTCTCGCCTTGTTACTAGAGAGATAATTCTTCAAGAACGTGCTGCGCATGCATGGAAAAGCACTCGCAGCACGTTTCTTTGTAAGAATGTGTGGCTTGACGGGAGGTGAACATGGATAACATCACATTCTTGGGCTCATTGCTCACTGAAGCAGACAAAGCCGTAGGCAAGTACCCTGTCAAGGTCATTCAGCCTGGTTGGGGTTCTTCTGGTTACTATTCCGAAGCTGTTCTTGCAGCTTCTGCGCAGCTTTTTGAGGGTGCGCAGATGTTCTGGAACCACCCAAAGTCCTCTGACAACTACGAGCGTCCTGAGCGAGACCTTCGAGACCTCGCAGGCGTGCTCACGAACGTACGTTATGAGGAGACCAATGCGAATGGTGCTGGCATCTACGGTGATGCTACCGTGTTCGAACCTTTCCGTGAGACTCTGAACGAGATTGGACCATACATCGGCGTGTCTATTCGCGCTGGTGGCAAGGTTCACGAGGGTGAAGCTGAGGGTCGCGCAGGTCTTCTGGTCGAGGAGATTAATCTCGTCCAGTCTGTTGACTTTGTGACTCGTGCTGGAGCTGGTGGCAAGGTTCTGGCTCAGTTTGCTGAGGCTGCACGAAGCCCATACGATGTACCTGGAAACGTAAATAAGGAGGAATCTATGAATCTTGAGGAAGCTCTCAACGCCATTGGTGAGCGAGACAACACCATCAATGGTCTGAACACACAGCTTTCCGAGGCTCAAGGCCATATTGATACCCTCACCCAGGAGCTTGCACGCCTCAACGAGGCACATATGCTTACTGAGTGCGGTGCAATCGTCGCTGCAGAGCTGAAGGAGAGCGACCTGCCTGAGGTCACCAAGGAGCGTATCCAGCAGGAGGCTGGTAAGTTCATGGCGACTAAGGACGAGGACGGCAAGAAGAAGCTCGATAAGGATAAGGTGAAGCAGTCTGTCCAGGAGGCTATTAAGACTGAGGCTGAGTATATCAGCAAGCTGTCTGGTGGCATTAATGTTACTGGCATGGGCTCCAAGGGTCGTGAGAACGACGATGACCTTGCAGAGGCTGTTGACCTTACCGATGCCTTCAAGGCTATGGGTCTGTCCGAGAGCGCGGCTAAGATCGCCGCTAATGGCCGCTAAGGAGGAAACGAATGGCTAAGAACTTTGTTCAGGTCGGCGAGAACCTGACGCTCCCTGTCACCAGTGACGTTAAGAGCGGCGAACTCGTCCAGGTCGGCGACGTTATCGGTATCGCTCTTACCGATGCCAAGACCGACGACGGTACCAACTACTACACGACCATCGCTACGAAGGGTGTGTGGAACCTGACGCTGAAGGAGACCACTAAGGCTGGTGGCGTTGTTTCTGCCACTCCTAAGGGCGGCTCTAAGGCTGTACCCGTTGGTTTTGCGCTTGAGGCTGTCACGTATTCCAGCGCGGACATTGTTGTTCCTGTGCTGCTTTGCCTCGGTCTCGCCTATGGCGCTGCCAACCCTGCTGCGTAAAGAAAGGTGTGAATAATGGCTGAATTTCTTGAGCTTGTAGAGTCTATCAACGCAGAGGCTGCGACTGCGGATAAGCTCTTTGGTAGCGAGGGTGTGCGAATCACTCCTCGCAACAATCCGCAGTACAACAAGAATCTGGCTGAGGCTGCGAATCTTGTTGCTAACCTTGTTCAGCGTGGTAGCAAGCTGGACATGTATCGCTTCCAGGAGGCACTGACCACCAGCGACTTCCCGATCTATTTCGGTGACCTGCTTGATCGTCAGATTCTCGCTTCTTATGCGGAGGCTCCCCAGACTTACACCCAGTGGGCTAAGGTCTCTGAGGTGGCAGACTTCCGTCCTGCCAAGCGTTATGCTATGGATGGTGGCGAGGCTGCGCTTAAGACCGTTGATGAGCTGGGCGAGTACAAGTCTGTCGGTCGTCACGAGTCCGAGCTTCAGTTCTCTGTGAAGAAGTTTGGTGCTCGTTTCGACATCTCCTGGGAGGCTATGATTGATGACGATCTGTCTCTCCTTACCGACCAGCCTACGCGCTTTGGCAAGGCTGCTCGTCGCACCGAGGAGCGAGAGGCCACTAAGCTTCTCATGGACGACACGTTCTTCTCTTCTGAGCATGACAACCTTATGTCGCACAATCCGCTCACGGTTCAGAATCTCCAGAAGGCTATCGAGAAGTTCACTGCTAAGGTGGACGACGATGAGGAGCCTATCATGGTCGGTCCTGCCATTCTCATGGTTCCTCCTGCACTTGAGGTCACTGCGAACAACATCCTCAACGCTTCCGAATTCCTTGCATGGGACGGTGGCAGTGAGTCCTTCCAGATGCGCACGAATAACTGGCTGAAGGGCAAGCTTAAGCTCGTCGTCAACCACTACCTCCCTGTCCTCGACAAGACGAATGGCTCCGATGCATACTACCTGCTCGCAGACCCGTCTGCTGCTCGTGGTGCCGTTGAGTTTGCATTCCTCCGTGGTCACCGCTCTCCTGAGCTGTTCATGAAGTCTCCGAATGCTATGTCTGTCGGCGGCGCTTCTGCTGGTGCTATGGCTGGCGACTTCGACCATGATGCCATCGGCTACAAGGTGCGTCACGTCATGGGCGGTACGGTCATCGATCCGAAGTGCGCTCTCAAGTCTGTAGGCGCGTAAGGAGGCACCATGGGACAGTACGCTGACAAAGTGAAGCTGGTTCGGCTTCTCACGGGAGACAAGGCTGCTGACGATTACATCTTCACTGACGATGAGATGGAGTCGTTCCTTGAGCTGAGCAACGGCAACGTTTACTATGCTGCCGCTGATGCGCTCGACGCCATTGCCGCCAATGCAGCGTACACGCTCAAGGTACTGACTATTCTGGATGTTACCACGAACGGGCAAGCGACTGCGGAGGCGATTCGAGCTTCCGCAGCCGCTCTCCGTGCCAAGGCGGATGCGGATGCAGCTAACACCATTGTGTGTGGCGTAGCTAATGTGGTTACTCCCCAGTTGCCTACGCATTGGCGTCCGTGGTGGGAGGCTCTCGTATGAAACTCCTGGGTAGTGGCTGGCAGAATATGCTGAAAGGCTACTTTGACCACACAGTTACGTTCTACAAGCCGACTAAAGAACAGGATTCCACAGGACAAGTCCTCGATAAGTTCGAGGAAGTAGAGGCTCTGACCGATATCCCTTGTGCAGTGGGCAATCGAAACCTAGCTAAGACGAGCAATACCCAGTCCAGCTATGGTTCAGAGGAGGGATTCGTCCGCATCCTGATCGCAGATGCCCATCCTGAGATTAAAATCGGCTGGAAGGCGATCATTGACCATATGGACAGTGAGCCGTATCTCGTTCAGGAGCGCACTCCTAACCAGTCAGCCGATGTCAGCGAGATACCTGTAAGTAGGTGGTATTAATGGCTAAGAACACGCCTGGAGTGAGCGTATATCTTGACTCTGGCAAGATGGCTCAAGTACTTTCCAAGTTTACTTACATTGGTGAGCAAGCAATGCCGACTGAGCTGAGGGCTTTGATGGCGGGAGCGAATACAGTTGTCAACTCTGCCAAGCGTCGAGTACCGAAGAAGACTGGTACGCTTTCCCGTTCCATTCACATGGAGCCTGAATCTGATAGTGGCGTGCTTGTTGGTACAGACGTCAAGTATGCAAAGTACGTTGAGCAGGGAACTGCTAGGATGAAAGGTCGTCCGTACCTTCAGCCTGCGCTGAATGAAAATCAGCAGCGTATTCAGAATCAAGTTCAAAGGGCAATGCAACAGATGCTTGCCAGTCAAGGAGAATAAATGGCTGACATGGCAACAGCTACACAGTTTGACGTTGGAGAGCTTCTCAGAGGCATCATCATTAGCGACGCTAAGATGGCTTCTAAGGTGGGGTCGCGCGTGTATCCTGGCGAGCTGCCAGACACTACCTCATACGAGCCGAATTCGCCAGACCTTCCTGCCATTCACTATTCGCTCGTTGATGACATTGAGGCAGATGCAGCCCCGATTTCTCGTTCTAGCTGGCAGCTCACGGTTGTCGCAAGCACCCAGTCTGAGCTCCAGAGCACCTGTGGCACACTCAAAGAGCTGCTCCACAGATACAAGGAAGATCGTATTCGCTACATCGAATACGTCAATTCGTCCACAGAATGGGATACTGAGGTCAAAACTCCGTATTCCCCTATGACCTTCAGGGTCACGTTCTACTAGAAAGGATGGTGCAACCATGGCTCAGACTACAGTCCAGCATCCCGAGACTATTCGCTTTGGCTCTGGTCGACTGGAGATTGGTAAGTCTCTCGACAGCCTGGTAGACGTCGGTGCGCTCACTGGCGTCCACTTCACCCATGACCTTGGAGACAAGGTCACTATTACCAGCGATAACGCTGGTGTTGTTCTTGAGCGTGCTGGCACCCAGACTGCTAAGGTCGAGGCAAATCTCATGGAGATTAACCTCGACACGCTTGCAGTTTACATGGGTGGTGTAAGCAAGCTTGAGACTGTCGCAGGTTCTCAGAAGACTGTCACCAATGAGGAGCACACGCTCAAGGGTACCACATTCATTCGACTGGACCATCGCAATGGAGATGGCAATGCCGTCACCATTGATTCTGTCAAGAAGAAGGGTGGATCTGCTGCTGTCGAGGACACAGACTACATTGTGGCTATCGACTCAGACGGCTATACCTGCATCGCTCGTAAGAGCGGCTCCTCTGTGATCGCGGATGGTTCCGTTGTCCAGGTGTCATACAAATACACGCCTGCAGCGTATAAGCGTTTGAGCTTTGGCGGTCTTCAGCAGCTCGATGCTGCCGTCGCTCGCATCACGAACTTCGACAGCCTCGGTCGTGAGTTCTCCATCACGGTATACAAGGCTACTGCAGACTCTGGCATCGAGATTGAGTTCCAAGCTGACGATGCCGACGAGACGGATGTTGTGCCGATTACCCTTGTGGGTACGGAGGACACTTCCCGTGCTGTTGGTGACCAGCTGTTCGTCATCGAGGACCACCAGATGTAGTGTTTTTAAGCGCAAAAATCGCGTTTTAACGTCGAAAATCGCCTTAAAAACGCGATTTTGCGCCCTTATAAACGATTTTATTGGTTAAAAGAGAAAGGCTAACGGCTATGGCTAAGTACCTCAATCTTGACAAGATTGTCCCCGAAGAGCAGATTCTTGAGATCGCAGGACGTCAGTTCGATATCTCTCAGGTGCCTGCACGTAAGACTACTGAGCTCATTCGCGTCGGTGCGTGGGCTACTTCTGACGAAATTAAGAACGATCCGTCCAAGAAGTATGAGGCGTACGAAAAAGAGATGAAGACTCTGCTTGACGTTCTCGGCAATGACCAGAACGGTGAGCCTGCAGACTTCGACTGGGTGATGGACAACGTCACCAATGCCCAGTTCTCTGCCATTCTTGACTTTGTCGCCGAATGTATCCGTGGTGACAACAGTGAGGTGGCAGACGGCGAGACGCCTGCAAATTTTACTCCGAATCGAGCTCAGCGTCGAGCAATGAAGAAGAAGTAGACCTTGGAAGAATATTCGCTCAGGTCTGCCTAGTCTATCACTGGACGCTAGACTACCTGCTCGATTGCTTAACACTGCCACAAGTAGCCTTCTTCTACAACCAAGCAGTGTTGTTCTACAATCCAGATTCCGACCCTAAACCCGACAAGAAGAAATTCCACGAGGTCTACGGGGAAAACGGAACGATTTCTCGATAGCGAAAGGAGGTAGCAGACATGCTTCTGGATACATTGATGGTCAAGATTACTGGCGATGCGTCTGGGCTGGGCTCTGCCACCTCCAAGGCTAAATCCGACATCGGAGGTCTTGGAGATTCTGCTGAAGGTGCTGGAGGCAAGTTTTCCACCTTCTTCCAGTCGGTTAAGTCTTCAGCTTTCGGTAATATCATTGCAGACATGGCTCAGACTGCTATCAGCGCTCTGAGCGATTTGTCTTCTGAGGCTATTGAGGCTTCTGACTCTACCCAGAAGTTTACATCGACTCTGAACTTCGCAGGTGTTGACGCTTCAAAAATTGAAGAACTCACCGCTTCTACACAGAAGTACGCAGACGAAACTGTGTACGGTCTGTCTGACATTCGAAACATCACGGCACAGCTAGCTTCCAATGGCGTTCCCAACTACGAGAAGCTGGCTGAAGCTGCTGGCAACTTGAACGCAGTTGCTGGCGGTACTGCCGATACATATAAATCCGTTGGTATGGTGCTCACCCAAACTGCCGGTCAGGGCAAACTTACCACCGAGAACTGGAACCAGCTGTCAGACGCTATCCCTGGAGCTTCTGGTAAGCTCCAGCAGGCACTGCTTGAAGCAGGAGCTTACACAGGTAATTTCCGAGACGCAATGGCAGCTGGAGAAATCACTGCAGACGAATTCAACGATGCAATTCTGAACCTCGGCCTGACGGACGTTGCACGAGAGGCGGCTACAGCCACCACGACATGGGAAGGCGCATTCGGAAACCTCGAAGCAGCATGTGTTAACTTGATGGCACAGGGTCTTAATCTGATTAAGCCTGCAGCCACCGCAGCCATCAACGGTCTTACCGATGCAATATCTGCCGTACCGAACGCTATTGGCGTTATCGGCAACGTTATTTCTGATATCTCGGACGGCATTGCTGAGTTCGAAACTGAGTCTGGTCGCGTGGCCACTGCTGGAGATGCAGTATGGACTGCCATTCAGACCATCGGTCAAGCGATGGGACTCACGTTCGATCAAATCAATCCTATTGCGACTTCTGTGGCGAGTTTATTCGATACAGTTCAGACGGCTATCATGAATGTAGGTTCTACGGTTGAGTCGAATATCGCTCCGTTCGTGTCTGCGCTCCAGAATCTAGGAGACACCATAGCATCTAACGTGCTGCCCATGGTGACCGCTATGGCAGGGTATTTCTCCCAGGTGGGTTCTACGCTCACTGCAGTACTGACTCCTGTGCTGAACACCATTATTCCGATCATTATTCAGATCGGTACGATGATCGTCCAGCATGTTACGAGCATCGCTGCAATCATGATGCCTGCAATCACGAACATCTACAATCTGCTCACGCAAGTCGTGGCAGCTATTCAGCCTATTCTCGTTAATGCCATGAATTTCATCATGGGTATTGTAAACACCGTATGGCCTTCCATTCAAAGCACCATACAAGGCGTCATGAACGCTATTCAAGCTGTCATTTCAACGGTAATGGGCGTTATTCAGGGCATCATTCAGGTCGTTCTTGGTGTAATTCAAGGCGACTGGAGCGGTGTGATGAGCGGTCTTCAGCAGATCGCAAGCTCCATCTGGAATGGCATTAAGGGTGTCATATCTGGCGCTATTCAGGCTGTTCAAGGCATTATTTCATCTGTCCTTGGAGTTATTCAAGGCGTGTGGAGTGGCGCTTGGAATGCTATTAGCTCATTCCTAAGTGGTGCTTGGGAGAGCATTAAGAGCGGTGTCAGCTCTGGCATTGATGGTGTTCTTGGATTTATGCGAGGATTGCCTGGACAGATTCTGAATGCTCTTGGAAACCTAGGCACGTTGCTGCTTGATGCTGGCAAGTCGATCATGAAGGGTCTTCTCGATGGCATCACTAGTGGTGTCCAAGGCGTGTTCGACTTTGTTGGTGGTATTGGTGACACCATTGCTAGCCTTAAGGGACCGATTCCGTATGACCTTAAGCTGTTGATACCGAACGGTCAGGCTATCATGAAGTCGCTCCTTACGGGCATTAACAATGGCGTTACAGGCGTATTTAACCGAGTTAGTGATATCGGAGGGGAGATTGCGAATTCGCTCAGTGGAGACTACACTATCCCAGTCACACCTGAACTGAAAATTGCAGACTTTAATGGCATATTGCCATCTAATAGGTCTAGGTCAATCATAAGTGCCCGTCCTGTCGTGAATGAAGCTCCTGTCGTAAACGTGAAAAATGTGATCGTTCGTTCAGACGAAGATTTTGATTCTGCAGCCACCGTTTTCAACAGAAATCTCATGCATGAACTGAATTGGAGCCAATATGTCCAATAAAGCGCGACAAATAGTCCTGGAATATGGAAACGACACTCTGTCTATACAGGGAGATTCTTCCATTCAATCGAATTTCTACATAACGGATGAAGGAATCGAAGGTTGGTTCTCAAATCCGACGGCAAAGGTAAGCTCATCCGAAAGGACGACTGGCGACGGATCTCATAGGGTGGTTGATTCTGGGGTTTTATATAATTCCAGGACGGTCTCTTTTTCAGTCTATGTCATCGGAAAAGACAGAGACAGTGTGATAGAGGGTATTAAAAAACTCCTTTACTATTCTAAAAAGATCCTGAGAATCTATGTGTACGATGCATACGATTGTACATATTGTGACGGTTACGCTAAATTCGACGTTGACAAATCGTGGGATGTAAACTACGCTAAAGTGTCTGTCACCATAGTATGTCAGGATCCTGTGCGTTTGTCTAAAGACGTCTCCTCAGGCTACATGGAACCATCGCCAGATTCTTCTGGAGGATTGCAATTTAAGGACTCCATCCTCGTTTACCCTTTGCAATGGGGTAAGCAGAGTGTCGTAAACAATACGTGTACGACGCATAATAACGGCACCATAGTCTCTTATCCGATTATTACAGTGTCTGGCAATTTTCCAAATGGGTTCTCGATCACGAATCAGAATACAGGAGAGAAATTATCCTATTCGGAACCTGTAAACTGGGGTGCACCCATTATAATGAATTGCAACAAGAGAACAGCATCTTCAAACGGAGTAGACGTGACAAGAAATCTATCTGAAAGGGGATTTCCTACCGTTTCGCCAAAAGGTGATCTGTCTCTATCTTTTTTAGCGTATGGCGTAGGAACGTGCGAAGTCATAGTCCATGATTCGTACATCTAGGAGGTTAAAATGTCTGTAGCGTTGGGAGTTCCTCAAAGTAATTCTGGAGTCGGTACTTCAGCACTCGAAATGAGAAAGATCATCGGCAGTCTTTTTGAAAACAAAGGCGTAGTTAAAGGTCTCAATGTCAAAGGCACATCGTCTCTTTATTATACTGTAGATAGTGGTGTTGCCACCTGCAGCAAAGGAGAGTCTGACGGCTATACCCTAGCATACTATCCAGGAGGGAACACTCCTTCCGTTCAGTCAAACACGTCTGGCCAATCGCGTATGGACACTATTTGGTTGACATCTCATGACATTCAGAATGGTGACGAGGATAATCTCGTTACGATTGGTGTATCTCAAGGAACGCCATCGTCTTCTCCTGTTGAACCAAAAATCCCCTCTGATGCGACACCAATAGCGCATATGTTGCTTCCTGCAGGAGCAACAAGCACCCAAAATGCTTTTGTGATCTCCGAACGAGCATATGCTATACCGTATGGAGCTTCCGTTGGTGTTCTTCTCGATAAAACAGACACCTCGTATAAAGGGGTGTATAAGGGATCTGCATACACATATGCCAGCGGACGAATCTATGTACCGACAGACAGACTTTTGTCTGTAAAGCTGACAGAGACCACATGGGCATGGCATCCGAGTACCCATGACTGGGTCGGATCTGGATATGTCGACTGGACGCTCGATGGTAACGTTCAAAGTGCATTTCGTTTTACGAATTACCCAGACACTCCAACGACATGCTGTTTTGAGGATCTTGTCGAAGTGTCTGCTGGATTTCACACAATATCCGCTAGATTGTGGGGATCTGAAACAGCTCCCGCCTCAGATATCTGGCTGGATTATAAAACTGATGCGTGGCCAGGACAAAGGCTCGTTGTCGTCGATTCTGGAGTGATAGAATAATGTGGAATGCTTACGTCTGCGACACCATGTCTGGACTTATGATCACCCCCATAGACCTTCAGAGTTTTTCATGGTACATGAGTGTGTCAGATTCTTCATTGTCTACAAACACAAAAAGGAACGTCGGCGAAGATGGATTGTCTCAAATAAGCCTGCCGTGGACTTCTGTTCCTTCTAATACACCAGAAGGGAGAAACAGCATCCTATATCCGATGAAAAGGTCTATCGTTTTAATGTGGAATAATACGCCTGTCATTTTTGGCACGATAGGGTATAGGGTGGATTCTGAAGACTGTACGGATTTTAGCCTCCTGTCCATCCAGGATATACTGTCAAGTCGATATCTTGTGAGAGAGCGTGTGTTTGGTAAGTCGTACGGAGGAACCACAAACGACACCGTCTCTTATAGAGGTATGTCTCTCAGGGGGATAGCTGCAGACATTATACAGAAATGCACTCGAGAAAAACCTGCAGGGGTGCTGCCGATAGACACTCAATACGACGGTGAGGCTGGAAATCACCAAAGGACTTACTATGGTTACAATGTGTCTAACAATGCAGCAGACAAACTCCTCAACGAGATAACCAATGTTCAAGACGGTATCGAAATGAGATTTGTTCCCTATAAGGCGGGAAATTACATAAGGCTGAGGTTTGAAGCTGGAACAGACAGCGAACACGAGCTGGTTAATGGCAATGCAAAAAGAACACTCACCTGGTTTCCGGATGGCAGGGGCTTGATTGAAGAATTAAAGGTCTCGAATATCGGACCATCGATGAGAGTGTACGGAACTGGAGCTGGTCAAGACGATTCAACACTTTGTTATCTCGCACAGGATCTATCTCTCTGTCAGACGAGAGACCCCTGGCCGATCATAGAATCTGTCATCTCAGACACCAGTTGGGATAATTTAGGCCTCTTAAAAGGGCACTCAGAAGGGTCTCTTGAATCTTCAAAACGACCTTTGTGTCAGATGAAAGGGTCTATACATATTAATGATTTTGAAGATCAATTCATTGGTATGGTATGGCCTGGTGACCTTATCGATGTGGACATCAGAGAACACCCCAGTCTGCCAGACGGCATTTATACGACAAGGATTCTCCGTATGGAAGGCAACAACACAGACAAGGTATCCCTAACATTCAGTGTTATGGAGTCCGTGTCCTACTAAGGAAGGAACAAAATGGACAAACACATTCTTCCTGGCATGAGTTCCATCTATGAAAATATGGCTCGTTCCGTTGTTCAAGCTCATAAAAAAATAAATGGTCAAAACACCTCTCCGACAGGGACTATATCTATTCACCGTTCAAACGGTTCAAAAGACATATACGGATCCCTAAACAGAGAAGGCTACTCTGTTGCAAAGAATGTCGGAGACACTGAGGCACCTGGAAAACCTCTCGGTATCTCGGCTGTATCTGTTGGCGGCATTCTGTATGTGTCTTGGGACGGAGAACTCGAAGGAGGATTGCCGTCAGACTTTTATTGTGTTCGCGCATATCTGAAGATAGAGAATGAAGTCTACGTAATAGGAGAGCTCACATCAAAAGGCAATCTGTCATATAAAAACCTCAAAGAAGGAGTCCGCTGCACTGTATATGCCACTGCAGAGGACGAGACTTGCAATGAAGACGGCACGCCAAATCATAATGTGTCTGAAAAGTCAGACGAGATAAGCATTGTTGGCTCGCAGATTCCAGTCCAGGGTGTAGATGTCGAATATGCCCTTGGAGAATCTCAGACTACGCCTCCTGAATCTGGTTGGTCTACTACGGCACCAGAATGGCGAGAAGATATGTACATGTGGCAGCGCACCGTGACATACACCTCTGATGGTGCTTCATATTCAGACCCGACTTGTATTCAAGGTGCGGCTGGAAAAGACGGTGTCGACGGTAAGAACGGCGAAGATGGCAGAGATGGAACGTCTGGAAGAGGGATAGCCTCTACTGAAGTCAAGTATCAATCGTCACAATCAAACACTACAGTCCCCACGGGAGAGTGGCTTACGGCCATTCCTAGTGTGCAAGAAGGCTGGTATCTCTGGACTCGTACCAAATTCACATATACAGATTCTACAGTGTCTTACGGGTACTCCGTAAGCCGACAAGGTGCCAATGGTAAGGACGGAGCTGACGGTGCAAAAGGCGACCCTGGTGCTCCTGGTGCTCCTGGTGCTCCTGGTGCCGAT